AGCGGACGCAAGGCACTTAGCGGCTGGTAAATCTGATCACATACCTGATGCTAAAACTGCAGTAGTCAGAGCGATCGATGTCGATAATGACCTTAGCCAGATCAAAGGCATTTCGGTTTACCTGGTTGAACAGTTACGACTTCACGCAAAATCAGATAAGAGCAAACGCATCAGTTACATAATCTTCAATGGTAAAATATGTTCTGCTATCGGAAATTGGAAATATCGAGCCTACAAAGGTTTCAACAAACACGAGCATCATATTCACATTTCCTTTAGCCCTGCGGGAGATCAGGATGGGTCATTTTTCAACATCCCACTACTCGGAGGTAAAGTATGAAACTAACAAAGAAACATAAAGCAGCTATAAAGTCTTACCTGCGAGCAGTTGCAGCATCAGGCATCACAGTTGCCCTAGCAATCGTTGGCGATGTTAAGCCAGAATACGCAGTTCTATTGGGTGCATTTATTGCTCCAATTATCAAGGCACTAGATCCAAAGTCAGGATCTGAGAGCGATTACGGCATTACGACTAAATGAGCCAGAACGACTTCTTCACGCTTTACTTTGCAACCATTGGTGTAATTGGTGGCTTTGCAAGTTATGTTATTACTCATTTAATGGCTGAAATTAAACGCCTTAATGAGCGTGTCGATGAGATTTATAACATTCTTTTGGAGCGATAATTTAAATCATGGCAGCTAAAAAGAAACCGACAAAGTATGTCCGCAGAAGTGTTGCTCGTAAAGAAACGACAGCATTGGACTATCACGCCATCGCATTGCATGAGTGGTATTTAGCATTGCGCCGGTCGGGTTTCAGCGTTGAAGTGGCACTGGGTTTGATGGACAATAAAAACACCATGCCTGATTGGCTAATTCCACAAACAGCCGATACAGACATAACCCCATTCCACGATGACGATGAGGATGAGGACTAATAACTGAAGCGATACCTGGTTATCTCGGATCTACAAGTTCCATATCACCATGAAGTAGCAGTTAAGAATGTAATCAAATTAGCAAGGCGGGAGAAGTTCGATAGTGTTCTTTGCGTTGGCGATGAAATTGATTTTCAAACAATTAGTCGATGGGCTGAAAAAACACCTTTGGCTTATGAGCAGACTTTACACCGGGATCGTGAAGCAACTCAGCAAATACTTTGGGATCTTACCGAGCACGCTAGAGAGGCTCATATTGTCCGCTCTAATCATACTGATCGCCTATACAACACTTTATTAAAAGTTCCAGGACTTATTAGTCTTCCTGAACTGCAATACGACAAGTTCATGCAATTCGATGTAATGGGCATAACATTCCACAAAACCTTCTATGAGTTTGAAAAGGGCTGGATCTTGGCTCATGGCGATGAAGGCAACGCAAATCCCAATCCCGGCATAACTGCCTTGAATTTAGCCAAAAAGGCGGGAAAGAGCGTAGTTTGTGGGCACACGCATAAATTGGGTATGTCTGCGTATACAGAGGGCTTAGGAGCGAACTACAGGACGATTTGGGGCATAGAAACGGGCAATCTCATGGCAAAATCTAAGGCTTCTTACACAAAGGGAATTGCCAATTGGGCTATGGGTATCGTAATCCTTGAATGGGATGGTAAGAACATGACCCCTACGCTTATTCCAATCAACAAAGATGGTTCATTCAATGCGCTAGGAAAGTCCTATGTCTAGAAATACTGACTATGTGCCCAACACAATTGATGAGCAGATCGATGTTATTGATAACAGTATTGTTATCTAACACGCCACTAAGACTATCCAGATTGTCTGAATTCTAGGTAATACTTAATCCCATCAACCTACCTGGTTGAGAACGGGAGCAAACAATGAGTGCAGTAGAAATGATATGGGTCGCTATGGCTGGCGGTTTTACTTTTATGGTAATCGCTGAATTTATCCAAAGCCGTATCGATAATAAAACAGATGCAGCATGGCGTGCCGGGTATGAACAAGGCATGAAAGTAGTGCAACGAAATGTCCGCTAATCGTGAAGCGATCTTTGATGAGGCAAGATTACTCATACAAGACAGAGGTAGAGTTTATGGATCTCCATATACCAACCACAAGCGAATTGCAGAACTCTGGAGCGGATTGCTCGAAATACCAATTACACCTCATCAAGTTGTCTTATGTATGGCATCAGTCAAGTTGGCTAGGTTGGTTGAAACACCCACACATCACGACAGTATTGTCGATGCGGTCGCATACCTGGCATTTTACGAAGATGTCCTCGAAGCGCAGCTGACAGATGATTACGAAAAATTCTAATCGGAGTGTTTGGTGTGATTACTGCAAAGCGCAATATGGAGCGCATACGATCAAAGGTCAAAATCCTGCGACATGGATCAGCACAGGATCAAACTCAATACAAAGAGCCTATTGCGACAAATGCCGACACTATGTGGAGGCTTGGACTGATGGGACTACTTGGGACATTCGTGCCCAACAGGAATACAGACAAGGAAAACAGGAGATAAATTATGGCTTTTAATTTGGAGGATTATGAAACAGTTGAAGAACGATTGGGCAAGTTCTGGAATGATAATCCGGATGGCAGAATTGAAACAGAGCGTATTGTTGCAATCAACTCTAACTCTGATGAATTTGTTTTTGTGGCTCGCATTTATCGAACTGAGGCTGATAAACATCCAGTATCGACTGGGTGGGCGAGTGAAATCAAAACTCAATCAGGTTTTAATAAGTTTGCTTGTGAGTTGTCTGAAAGTTCTGCGATTGGTCGTGCACTTGCTAATTGGACTTATGCGAAAAAAGGCGCAAGACCATCGCAAGTAGAAATGGAAAGAGTTGAGAAAGGAAATCAGGAATATACAAAGCCTACTTATGGAGCACCTGGTTCACGATCAGCTGCTGTTGCTAATGCTTTGAGAAATACTGATTGGACTGCACCTAAATTGGAAGATCCAGCACCAGTTGCTTGGTCGGTTGATGATGTGGCTAAAGAACTAAACGCTGAAAAGGTAGCAGAGAAGTATTTTTGCGAACATGGAGAGCGTTTGAGAAAAGAAGGAGTTTCTAAACAGAACAAGCCATATTTGGGATATGTATGCACAGAAAAGCGTAAAGAGGATCAATGCGATCCGATTTGGGCTCGCTTAACTGCTAACGGATTGTGGTTTGTGCCAGATCCAGATAAGGATAAATAAATGGGCGAACTAGAAATAATCCAGCCTGATGGCTTACGCATCAAGATAGATCAATATGAACAGGTAGTTGCAGACATCGTGCCATTTAATGAGTGTTGCGAATTATGTAATGATCCTAGAATGATTAATACAGATGGCATTCGCAAATGCGTGGGATGTGGAGTAGTCAATCACATTGATTATGGACATCATGCCTAAATACGATTATGAATGTCCGGGCGAGGAAATCGTCATTGAATATAGCCTGCCAATTGTGCATTCCAATCCGTTATGTGAAACATGCGGTGCGGTCATGAGGCAGGTTTACCAGGCAACGCCAGCAATTTTTAAAGGTAGAGGTTGGGGTGCAAAGCCTTGATAGAAGCTGCAGTAATGAAATGCAACGCTTGCAAAAAGCCCACAGTATTTGAAATTGAATATGGATGGGATGTGCCAGTGGGCATAGTAATTGCTGAGTGCCAAAATTGTTATCGCAAAGGTGCGAGATTGGATGAAGACATCATGGATAAACAAGTGCAAAGATGTGAGTTATGTGGTGGTTGGAAGATGGAATACAACAAATGTGGTGCGTGTAAACAATGAAGATCCTAAACCTTTATGCCGGGATAGGTGGCAATCGTGCCCTATGGGGGGATGAGCACCAGATTACTGCAGTTGAGTTAAATCATGAAATAGCCAATGTTTATGCTTCCCTATATCCCAATGATGAGTTGATTATTGATGATGCCCATGAGTATCTTTTAAAGCATTACAAAGAGTTTGATTTTATCTGGACAAGTCCACCATGCCAAAGCCATAGCAGCTTTAGATTTAACATTAATGTGCGCTTCAGAGGCACAGAGCCCAAATATCCTGATATGAGCCTATATCAAGAGATTATCCTGCTTAGCACCCACTTTAAAGGCAAGTATGTCGTGGAGAATGTAAAGCCTTATTATGAGCCTTTGATTAAGCCAACTACCACGCTACACAGACACTTATTCTGGAGTAATTTTGATATATCAGATACAGAGTTTGAAACATCTAAATTGCGAACTGCTCAGATACCTGATTTAGAAAAACTTAACAAGGTAGATTTATCAGAGTTTAAATTACCTAATAAACGACAAGTATTGAGAAATTGTGTATTGCCAGAACTTGGCTTACATGTGTTCCGCCACGCCGTCTGACCTGCGGTTATAGAGAGGATGCTTGCATGAGTATGATAACCTTTAGAAGACATTCGCTCTTAAAGCGAAAAGGCGAGCCCCGTAGGGGTAGGCTCGCAAGGTGGCACCTAATTGGGATAACTATAATTGTGAGCGAATTATTAGCCTTAGAGCCAGCACAAGCACAAACAATAAACACATACAAACAATATACATTTATGCAATTAAACTATGATTTCAAAGAGTTCTATTGTGTAAGTGATTTATGGTATTTAGAAAGTAGATGGTCACCTACTGCTAAGAGTAAAACATCTAGTGCATTTGGAATTCCACAGCTGCTAAACCTAAAGAGTAAAGACCCGTTCTATCAAATAGATCAAGGCTTGAAGTATATTAAACATAAGCATTTAACTGCATGTAATGCGCTCGCCTTCCATAAGAAGAAGGGTTGGTATTGATGGCTAAGTCAGGTGTAGGCACTAGAACATGGAGAAAGACTAGAGAGCGGATACTGCGTAGAGATGGCTATATCTGCCAGTATTGTGCACAAGAGGCTGATACAGTAGATCATGTAATACCTAGAAGACTAGGTGGATTAGATAGTGATGATAATTTAGTTAGTGCGTGTAAGAGATGTAATTATTCTAAGGGGGGGCGTTTTTTTGTGAGCAACAGGACACCACCGACCCCCATCGATCTTTCTAACCGCCAAAACACCTCAATTGGGCACGATCCTTTTAAATCCTGATGATTGATCTTAAAACTGGAGAGATCCTTAGCGATCTACCTCAATCGACAATAGGAGGTGTG